AGAAACTAATACTTGCAATCTCAGAAATCCCACCACTTACTGAACTTGTGATAATTGCATTTATTGGGGTATTATTTGCGAAATAAATATTTTTTAAACCTCCTACCGCATCTTTACAGTCTAAGGTGTATCCTGCTGTTACTGCACACGCCATTTTTTTATTCTCCTTATATTTTTATAAAAAAGGGGATAAGGCTTGAACTTTCAAACCCCACCCCCTCTTAAGTTATTAATTAAGCACCTACGAAATAAACAATCTCAGCAGGGAATGCGATTTGAACACCAGCTTTGAACTCAACTACATAGCGAACTTCCATTGCTTCTTGAGCCCAGAACAATTCAAACTTAGACTCTTCGCCTAATACGTCACAACCAAAGAACATGTTACTTGTTCTTAAAGCATAGATTCTGCCAGTACCGTTCAATCCGTTTACACCTACTACCTTAATGTTAGTACCCGGCATAGTGATTTCAAAGTTTGCGCTTGAACCATCTGTGTTATAGTGGAACAAATTAGCATTAGTTAAAGCTAATTGGTAAGTTCTGAAAGTGTCAATACCGCAGAAAATAACTGTATCAGCTTTGTCAACTAAAGCAGCAGGAATAGCTCTGAAAACACCTTGCAAAATGTTAATCACGTTTGAAGTTGTAATGCCTCCAGTTGCTGAGTAAGGCGCACCAGTCATGTAAGCTGAACTGTTAGCAGCAATAGCACTTCCTGAAACTGAAGTTACCAATTTAATCATACCATCAAATTGAGCTAAGCTATTGTCACCTGAAGTGGTGTCACCTTGCCAGAAAGCTCTTTCTAAGTTTTGTGCAATTAAACCAGCTTTTAAATCTGTGTACTGTTGTTCAAATGGAATAGTTTTAGGATTAGAACCATTAGGTAAAGCTAATTGCAACCAAGTTGTTTCTAATGTTTTAGGACATAAAGATTCGTGAACTCTGATTGGAGAAACAGACATAGTTCTTTTTGTGAAAGTTGTAGTGCCTGAAGCTAAGAAACCGCAAGAAGTACCTGATTGGAATACAGCGTCAGTATCCAACAAGTTAACTTGCATAGAAGATTTTACATTTGGCATTTTAGTTGCCAAAGAAATTGATTTTGCAGAGAATAAAGACTTAGTCAATAATTCTCTTTCGTTGGCTTTTACATAGCCAGTGATAGTACCTACCGAGAATGCCATTTTTTATTTATTTAATATGTTTAAAATTTCGTCTAATTTGTTGTATTGGTTGTCTTTTTCAGCTTTGAAATTAACATTGATAGCTTTGGTTTCAATAACCTCTGAAGGCGCATCTGCTAACTTTTCTACGATTTCAACTAACTTAGAAAAAGCCTCTTTTTGTGAATTCATTTTCTCTTCAGTAGTTCCCATCTTTTCAGCAATCTTAGCTTCTAATGCTGCAACCATTTCTTCCATTTTAGCAACCTTAGCTTCCATAGCCGAAAGCATTTCTTCAACTTTAGTTTCTGCTGCCTCAATCTCTATTTCAATTGGTGCTTCAGGAGTTTCAGCTGGTGCTTCAGGTAAAACTAATGCAGTTACTTTTCCGTTTTCAACTGTGATTTTTCTACCATCTTGTAACTCGTGTTCGCCATCTGGTGCAGGAACTTCTCCTGATTCACTAACTACTACTACACTTGTTCCCTCAGCTAATGGACCTTCCCACTTAATGATGGTAATTCCATCTGCTAACTTTGCCTCTTCAAAAGACATTGTATCTTCTGAGAAGATTTCTTTTAACTTTGTCAAAAGTTCTTTTACATCGCTCATATTATTTGTATATATATTTTGTTTATTCAATTTTAATTTATCAACAAGGGCTATAGCTTGTTCTACATTGCTAACTAATTCAACTTTTCTATCTGTGAATAATCCCTCAACTGAAAAGCCTTTGAACTTTCCGCTCTTGATATAGTCGTTCCATATCTCCTCATTATCTACCTTGCAAGAAATAAACCAACTGCCATCGGGCAAATCTTCAAATCCTTCAGGGGCTTTAATACCTCTCATTGAATCAATAATAAAAGACTCAATCAAGTAAACCCCATCGGCTAACATGTTCTTTTTGTGCTGAAGATTAAAGTTGCTATTGTATTGGTTTTTAAAGTAACGCTCAACTATTTTTTGAATTGTACTCTTAGTGAAAACTACGTTGTATTCCTCGCCATCTTTGCCCCTTCTGTAAATTGGCTGGTCTGGAATCATAGCTGGTCCTGATATTATTTGCTTGTCGGTAGTCTTAAAACTAAAGCCTTTCTTTTCCCACTTTGAATAACAAACCGCAGCGGCCTGCTCTTGACTCATGCCTCCATCAACTTCAATTCCAATGCACCTACTTACAAACTCGTTTTCTGATTCTCCAGCTTTTGGCTCAACTACAAAGTCAATCTGTTTAAGTTTTCTACTTGCCCACTCTACACCTTCATCGCCTCCCCAAGCTAACCACATTAAAGCTCCGCAGTCTTCTTTTGGATCACCTTTAGAGTTTTCTCTGTGACGTTCAAAGCCTGACATTCTCGCAATGGTTTCTCTACTGATATTTTCTCCATTCGCTAATTGGTTCGCTCTTGTCCATCCAACTGGTGTTCCGCAATCTAACTTATATTCATCCCTAAGTTCTAATGCTCTTTTTGCGTTTTCACTTGCTGCTTTTGGATAGTCCCTGTAAGTTTCAAATTCACTTTTAAAAGCTACCCAGTCGTATTCAATTGCAGGTGAATCTACCAAAGCAATAAAATCAACTCCAGTTTCTTCGTCTTCGTTTATAAGTAGTTCGTATAAAGGTAATTTAGCCATATATTTAGATAGTTTATTTTAGTTTAATTTTAACCTATAACCGCTTTAGCTTTGATAGCGTCTACTTTCTTTTGTGTGTTTGTTATGTCGGTTTCAGTAACATATACTTTAGTTGCTCCAGTATTGTTTACGTCTAAAGGAGTTGAGTTGTCAATACGAGTAAATGAACTTGAAGGACGTGTCATTGGTGGGGATGAAGGTACAGAACCACCCGAACCCCCTCCACCCGGTACCTGAACAGATAAAATCTTTTGTACGTTTGCTATACCTACTGCCACTGCTGCTGCTGCTGCTAATGCTCCCCTGAATGGAGATGTCGGGTCGCCCGGTAATAGTTGAGAAGTATATGCTTTCTGTGCTGCTAAGTAAGTATCAATAGTTGTAGCTGCTACTGCTAAGGCTTTACCCTCTGCGGTGCTTTCACCCAATACACTTGCAAATGCTCTAAGTGAACCTGAATAAGACTCCAAAGCTTTAACTCGGTTAGCTGCTACCTCGTCATCAAGTTTTTTAGTGGCTTCTGCATTCTCTTTATTGATGTCGTATTTTTTCTTAGCTATTTCTGCCTCAATTGATACTGTTGATTGTCCATAGTCTTGAGCATTTTGTAATTTTTGTTGAAGCTCTTGTAGTTCTAAACTCTGTTGTTGTTTTCTAATCTCATCTTGAGTTAAATTATTTTGATAAAGTAAAGTTTGCTGTTTTTTATAATAGTCCTCAGTTGCTTTATTTTTTGATTCAAACTCTTTGTCTAATCTTTCCTGCTCAGCTTTTTGTGCGTCTTCAATTTCTTTTTGTGCTGCTTTTTCGGATGCTACTTTTTGATTGTTTAGACTTTCAATAGACTTAACAACCTTTCGCCTACGCATTACTGATTCAGCCTCTAACTCGTTAACTCTTGCGATTGCTTCTGCCTCTTGCGCTAAGGCTTCATCACTTGCCGAAGTGAGTTTATTCCTTTGAGCTATGGCATTGGCTCTCTGTTTAGCTATAACTAATTCCTTAGCGGCTAAAGCTTCCTCTCCTGCTGCAACTTGCTGAAGTGCTTTAATCCTATCTTCAAAACTGGCTGTGTCATCCTCCATTAATAGACGAGCCGCAGCCATTTGTTTCTGCTGTTTGCTACGTTCTACCCTTAAACTTCTTTCTGCATCCTCAACACCTTGTAAAATTGCTTCAATTCTTGCAGATTCTTTAGCGGCTTTGGTTGCCTCTGCTGATATTTTCTTAATTTCATCAATTGCGCCAGCTACCTTATCAGTAATATTTTCAACACCTAATCCAACTTTAGCAACTGCATCAGTAGCGACCTTTCCAGCTGCTTTAAATTCGCCTTTAAATAGTAAACTTATCGCATTACCTAAAGCAGGAACTAGCTCAATTAACCCTTCAAAACGATTAGTTATATTTTCTTTAATTAAGTTTCCAAAATCTTTAAGAGCTTGTTTGGGATTTTCAAACATGCCGATTAAAATATCAGCAACCTTAGCAATAGCATTTAAAACTACATCAAGTCCAGTCTTTAATCCTGCTAAGGCTGCATCAAATCTATCTGCTCCATCATTGGTTGAAGTAAATGCTTTAAATAATGTGAAAAGAGTTGCAGCAATAGCGGCTAAAACTGCCCCGATAGGATTAGCTACCAAAGCATACATGGCCTTCCCAGTATCTTTTAACGCTGAGATTACCCCACCAATCGGACCGGGTAAGTCGCTAAAAGTATCTTTAGTTTTCTTTACAGCCTTTGAGGTTTTCTCTGTGGTCTTTTCGGTTTCTTTGAGGTTTTCATTTAACCCCTCTGCGGATTTACTGACTTCATCAATTTTTTCTGCTGAGTCTCCAGTATCAATCCCAAATTCTAATTC